GTAGCGCTTGCACTGAACAACGACATAAAGCCCTACGGCGCTGACGGTATTCTCGTTTTGCGTGCGACACAGGGCATGGGAAAGACATTCTTCTTCGGCACGATTGCAATGAAATCCGACTGGTTTACCGAGGGTATGACGCTTGATCTGGACAACAAGGACAGTGTCATTCAGGCAACCGGAAAATGGATCACGGAGCTTGGTGAACTGGATTCCACATTGAAGCGAGAGCAGAGCGCACTGAAAGCGTTTCTGACAGCTTCTAAGGACACTTACCGTCAGCCCTATGCGAAGGTTGCTGTCAACAAACCGCGCCGCACCAGTTTTTGTGCTACGGTCAACCCAAAGGAGTTTCTGAATGACGATACCGGAAGCCGCCGCTACTGGGTGATCCAGCCGGAAAGCATTGATGTTGAAAGGCTGAAAGAACTTGACGAAGAGTGGCTTCAGCAGCTTTGGACACAAGTATACCAGACCTTGTATCTCCCGAATCCGCAGGGCTTCCGTCTGACAGATGATGAGAGAAAACGCTTGGAAAAGCATAATGAGCAGTTCAATAAGCCTTTGACGGGTGAGCTGGAATTAAAGGATGGTCTCTTGTGGGATGCGCCGATTGACCGTTGGGGATGGAGGAAAACAGGAGATCTGATCTCACTGCTGAATCTCAGATACGTGACACCTGCTCAAATTGGAAGGGTACTCACGAAATTGATGGAACAGGATGATCGCATCCGCATGAAGACACCGCACAATGTTCGGTACTATTTCCTTCCACCCAAATGGCTCGGTGAATTTAAACCGATTGAAGATCACGATGTAGGTCTTGTCCCGGATTAAATGTAAATGCAGCAACGGTAACATCTCACAGCGCATTACCTTCATCTCATCCCGCCTCAAGCGCGGAGGTTATAGGTGTTAATCTGTATTATAATCTTTATATAAAAATGTATTTAATAATAGAAGGGGATTGGAATAGAGGGTAGTTAACAGAAAAGAATAGGACTTTTATTGTAACACTTTAACAGAAGCTGTCGCTGTAGGCAGGATGAGATAACGAAAAATCCAGATTCTATGCGGTTTTTAGAGACTCTATCTGTAGCGTGAATGTTGTTAAGGCTGTCTTAACCTGTTAATGCTGAAATGCTGATATGGTGTCATTTGAAGCTGATTTATGCAGTCTATTGACCAGAGCATCATGATGACAGGGCTGCGCTCACAGTCCCAATGCCGCATTTCGGCTTTCTCCTGCCTTAACCTTGCCTTAACATTTTGGGGCAAAAACGCCCAGAAGGTTAAGGTGAAAAGAGGACGTGAAGCTGGCTGTATTGTGACCTGATCCACACTCCTATTCTACCACGAACCGCAGTCCTTGTCAAGTGACCCGTTGGTTTAAAATTGGGATGGTCAGCACTGCGGTTCACAGTCTGCACTGCGCTATGACAATCATCTTCTGAACCGTAACAACATGATGACCTTCTGCCCCTCAACCGATCAGCACTTGTGAACGGTTCACATCGTCTGCGGCGGTGAAGGTCAGAGGTTCAGCGGTTCAGCCCCCCACCGCAGCCACTCCGACCTCGTTTGATTTATTTGAAAACCTTTGATTTCCGTTTGAAAAAATCAAACAAAATTCAAAGAAAATCAAAGAAAAATCAAACAAATTCAAACGTCTGCATTTCGTTAACATTTCGTTAATTACCACACCGAGGGTAGGGGCGAATATCATCGTATCTACGCGCTTTTCAAGACCGTCGCTCCCTGCCGTGTGCAAATATCGGATTTCAAACGTCCTATTAACCCCTGCGGCAATATACCATTTATTTCGTCAGGGAAATGTGCGGATAATCACGCTGGTACGCTGTTTATGCGGTGCGGAAATTTGCCGGATTTCGTTAATTTTTACACTGTTTTGTTTGATTTCCGCCCCTGTTTTTTCAAAGAAAATCAAAGAAATCAAACGAATTCAAACGCCATGACTATCTGAAAGGATGATGCCTATGCACTGAAAACAAAGCAGAATCGTACAAAACGTAATCGCCGTATAACATGACTGCAGAAAGGAGTATCTATGGCAAAAGACGGAACCAACAGAGGCGGCGCACGCACGGGCGCTGGTAGAAAGAAAAAGCCACTCGCTGAAAAATTGCAGGAGGGTAAAACGGCAACGGCACTGTCACTGCCGGAGAGGGATGCATTTGATGCGCCGGAGATCGAGCAGATCAAAGCATTTCTCTCCGAAGATCAGCGCATGGGAGAATTGTACGGCAGGGAGATTTTCGAGCAGATGGTCACATGGCTGCGGGAACAAAACTGTGCGCATCTCATCAGTCCACACCTGCTGGAGCAGTACAGCATGGCAATGGCGCGGTGGATTCAGCTTGAAAACGTCACAAACGAATACGGATTTGTCTCCAAGCACCCGACTACAGGTGCGATGATCGGCAGTCCGTTTGTGTCGATGGCACAGGGCTATCTCAAACAGGCGAATATGCTGTTTCAGCAGATTTTCTCCATTGTCTCCGCGAACAGCACCGAGGTTGTGATCGGCAATCCGCAGGATGAGATGATGGAGCATCTGCTGAAAATCTGAATGATGTGTATGCAACTATGTACTCGATTATGTACGCAATTATGTACTTTTCAAGTGATGCTTGACAAGTACAGACGTAGAAAACAAGGAGCGTGATGCAGTGACAGTTACGAAACAATATGTATATCACCCGACAAGTTTTATGCTCCCGACCTCGCATTATGATAAAGAACGCGCTGATCATGCCGTGAACTTCATTCAGTGTCTGCGGCATACGAAAGGCGCGTTTTATAATCAGCCGTTCAAACTGCTTGACTGGCAGGAAACCGTCATCCGCGACCTGTTCGGCATCATCAAAGAGGACGGCACAAGGCAGTTCAAACAGACGATTATTTTCATTGGAAAGAAGGCAGGGAAGAGCGAGCTTGCCGCCGCTGTTGCGCTGTATCTGCTCTGTGCGGACGGCGAGCAGCGTGCGGAGATCTACGGCGCGGCAGCGGACCGACAGATGGCATCTCTTGTGTATTCTGTCGCGGCGGATATGATTAGACTTTCTCCGGCTCTCCGGAAACGCTGCAAAATACTGGATTCACGGAAGCGCATTGTGTTCGAGCCGACCAATAGTTTCTATCAGGTGCTGAGTTCCGAAGCGTACAGAGCGCACGGTGTTTCGGCACACGGCGTGATCGTTGACGAAATTCATGTCCAGAAAAATCCCGACCTCTACAATGTGCTGACAAAAGGCTCCGGCGATGCCAGACGGCAGCCGCTGCAATTCATCATCAGCACCGCAGGGGACAACATTCACAGCATCGGCTATGAGCTGTTCCAGAAAGCAAAAGACCTGCTGGACGGGCGCAAAACCGATCCGACCATTTATCCTGTGATCTATGCCGCCGATCCGGAGGACGACTGGACAAAACCGTCCACATGGCGCAAAGCAAATCCGTCCCTCGGCATCACATTTTCAGAGGACAAGCTGCGTGAAGCCTGTGAGTCTGCAAAACAAAATCCGTCTGAGGAAAATGTATTCAAGCAGCTTCGCCTGAACATCTGGACAAAACAGGCGGTGCGCTGGATGCCAATGGAACAATGGGATAAATGTGCATTTCCTGTGGATGCGGACAAGCTGAAGGGCAGACCTTGTTATGCGGGGCTGGACTTATCATCTACGCAGGATTTGACCGCGCTGGTGCTGGTATTCCCGCCGTATGGCGATGATGAAAAATACAGTATTCTGCCGTTCGCATGGGTGCCGGAGGAAACAATCGAAATCCGCAGCCGGAAAGACCATGTAAACTATCCGCTTTGGGAAAAGCAGGGATATATCCTCAGCACCGAGGGAAATGTCGTAGACTATGAAGCCATTGAGCAGAAAATCCGGGAACTTGCGGAGGTGTATCAGATCAGGGAATTGGCATTTGATCCGTGGAACAGTCAGATGCTTGTGAACCGTCTGATGAATGAGGGCATGATAGTGGTCAGTTTCCGGCAGGGCTTTGCAAGCATGAGCCCACCGACCAAAGAACTGATGAAAATGACACTGGAACAAAAACTTGCGCATGGCGGTCATCCGGTTCTGCGCTGGTGCATGGATAACATTGTAATACAGACCGATCCGGCAGGCAACATCAAAATCTCCAAAGCAAAAGCGCAGGAGAAGGTTGACCTTGCGGTCGCTTTGGTGATGGCACTGGACAGAGCCGTGCGCAATGATGTATCCTCCGGTGAGTCAATTTATGAAACCAGAGGACTGCTGTTTGTGTGAATGAAATGGGGGTGATTGCTATGATTGTATAAAACTTCAGCAGGATTATCAATATCAAAGGGAGATGATACAATGAATATCTTGCAAAGCATTTTCAAGCGCAAAAGCAATGACCGTGTAGCTGGTTTTGGATACCGGTTCTTCTTCGGGCAGTCCGCATCTGGTACGCACGTGAACGAGCGCACGGCAATGCAGATGACTGCGGTGTACGCCTGTGTGCGGGTGCTTGCGGAATCTGTGGCAAGTCTGCCACTGCATCTGTATCGGCGCGGGACAGCCGGAAATCGTGAGAAAGCGGAAGAACATCCGCTGTTTTTCCTGCTGCATGACGAGCCGAATCCCGAAATGACAAGCTATGTGTTCCGCGAAACGCTTATGACACATCTGTTGCTGTTCGGAAATGCCTATGCGCAGATTCTGCGGAACGGCAAAGGGGAGGTGCTTGGATTGTATCCGCTGATGCAAAACCGGATGCGTGTGGAGCGCGATGAAAGCGGCAGGCGTTCTATCGATATTATCGTTTTGACCGAGAACCGCCGAATCAGGAGCAGCGCCATGTCATTCTCATGCCGAAGGATGTGCTGCACATTCCGGGACTGAGCTATGATGGTCTGGTAGGCTTCAGCCCGATTGCCGCCTGTCGGAATGCAGTCGGTGCAGGCATCGCCGCCGAAACGTATTCCAGCCGATTTTTTGCAAACGGCGCAGCACCTTCCGGTGTGTTACAGCATCCGGGGCTAATCAAAAACCCAGAGCGTCTGCGCGATTCTTGGAATGCCGCATACGGCGGCACAGGGAATGCCGGGAAAGTAGCAATTCTGGAGGAGGGCATGACGTTCACGCCCGTGTCAATTTCTCCGCAGGATTCACAGCTTCTCGAAACCAGAAAATTCACAGTTGAGGAAATATGCCGTATCTTCCGTGTGCCGCCGCATCTGGTGCAGAATCTCGACCGCGCCACCTTCAACAACATCGAACAGATGAGCATTGACTTTGTTATGTACAGCCTGATGCCTTGGCTTGTGCGCTGGGAACAGTCGATGGCGAAGGTGCTGTTGTCTCACGATGACAAGCGCAAATTCGAGATTCGGTTCAATGCAGATGGGATGCTGCGCGGTTCGCACAAAGAGCGATATGAAGCCTATGCGGTCGGTGTCAATAACGGTTTTCTGTGCCCCAATGATGTGCGCCGTCTGGAGAATATGGATCTCATTTCGAACGGAGATATTTTCATGGTGCATGGCGCGATGATGCCGCTGGATATGGTCGGTGCGGCGTATGCCGGAAAGGAGGACACAAATGAGTAAAACAAATAAGCACTTCTGGAACTGGTCGCAGAATGGGGATGAACACATCCTGCATCTGAACGGCACAATTGCTGAAGAAAGCTGGTTTGAGGACGATATCACGCCCGCGCTGTTCAGGGCAGAACTGGAAAAATGCAGTGCGCCGATCACGGTGTATATCAACTCGCCCGGCGGCGACTGCGTGGCTGCGGCGCAGATCTACACGATGCTGATGGACTATCCGCATGATGTGACAGTCAAAATTGACGGTATCGCGGCATCGGCTGCATCTGTGATTGCAATGGCAGGCACAAAGGTGCTGATGAGTCCGGTGTCAATGATGATGATCCACAATCCCGCGACTGTTGCAATGGGCGATCATACGGATATGGAGAAGGCGATTGCAATGCTCGATTCCGTGAAGGAAAGCATCATCAACGCCTATGCACTCAAGACCGGAATCAGCCGGAAAGAACTGTCCGCGATGATGGATTCCGAGACATGGATGGATGCAAACAAGGCTGTTGAACTCGGCTTTGCAGACGGCATTCTGGAACGGGAAACGCAGGCTATGGAAAACACCTCTGCACCGGTTCTGTTCTCGCAGCGGAAAGCAGATGCTGCTCTTGTGAACAGAACGATGCGTGATGCCGTTCCCGTGCAGCCGTTCTATGACAGACTTGCAAAGCTGAAATAATCGGCACTACTACACTGATAAAGTGCGGCGGTTGGCTCTGCTGCTCTTTATATTATTCGTTGGCTCTCCGATTTCGGAGAGCTATTTTTCATGCGCTGCAAAAATCTATCCATTGCAGTGCCGTCATGTGCGCCCGACACTTTTCGGGCAGAAATGGAGCAAAGTATGAAAAACTTCACCATCAACGAACTGCGTGAGAACCGTGCAAAGAGCTGGGAAGCTGCAAAAGCGTTTCTGGATTCTCACCGCACCGACAACGGCACGCTGTCTGCGGAGGACAGCGCAGTCTACGACCGCATGGAGGCGGAGATCATCGCACTCGGCAAGGAGATCGAGCGTATAAAGCGCAGTGCCGCGCTTGAAGCGGAGCTTTCCCGTCCGGTCGGTTCGCCGCTGACGAATATCCCCGGCAGCGCAATTGACACCAAGACCGGGCGTGCGTCCGATGCGTACAAGCACAGCTTCCTGACTGCGCTCCGCAGCAACTTTCGTCAGGTGAGCAATGTGCTGACCGAGGGCACGGACACCTCCGGCGGCTACCTTGTGCCGGATGAGTATGACGAGCGCCTGATCGAAAAGCTCGATGCGGAAAATGTCATGCGCAGCCTCGGCACGGTCATCTAGACCTCCGGCGAGCGCAAGATCAATGTTGCAGCATCCAAACCTGCCGCATCTTGGATCGAGGAGGGCGGTGAGCTGGTGTTCTCCGATCCGCAGTTCAGCCAGATCATTCTTGATGCGTACAAGCTGTCGGTTGCTGTGAAGGTTTCCGAAGAGCTTCTCGCCGACAACGCCTACGATCTGGAGGGCTGGCTCATCAATTCCTTCTCCCGCGCCCTTGCCAACAGCTAGGAGGAGGCAATGGTCATCGGTGACGGCGTGAGCAAGCCGACCGGTATTCTGACCAGCGGTGAGGTCGGTATCACGACTGCGGGGAACAAGATCGAGGCGGATGAGATCATCGACCTGATCTATACGCTGAAGCGTCCGTACCGCACCAACGCCGTGTTCCTCACTGCGGATTCCACGCTTGCCGCCATTCGCAAGATGAAGGACAGCACCGGGCAGTATCTGTGGCAGCCTGCACTGACCGCCGGTGAGCCTGACCGTCTGCTCGGCTATCCCGTGTACACCTCTGCGTTTGTGCCGACTGTTGCTGCCGGTCAGCCTGTGCTTGCATTCGGCGATATGAGCTACTACAACATCGGTGATCGCGGCGTGCGCTCTTTTGCCGCACTGCACGAACTGTATGCCGGTGTCGGTCAGGTCGCATTTGTCTGCAAGGAGCGTGTGGACGGCAAGCTGGTGCTGCCTGAAGCCGTGCAGATCATGAAGATGAAGGGTGCTGCCAACAACGGCTGATGATACGCTTTTTGCAGGGAGGAGGTGATGCCTATGCACCCATTATACTGCTTTTTCATGCGCCTGTCAATTGGCGATGCTGACTGAAAAAGAAAGCGGTAAAATGTACAATTTTGAGAGCCTGTGGATGCTTGATACACCGCAGGCTCTATCTTTTTATCAGATATGTTCTATGTGCAGCAGAGGGGGAATGGAATGCAGTATCAAACAGAAACGACTGAAAAGGGCAGTGACCTCATGAAACGCGAAATGTCCTATCAGGCGCAGATGATTCTCACCAATAAGCTCCTGAAAATGGGCTTGATCACGCAATCGGAATACTCGCAAATTGATACAATTCTGAGGCAGAAACTCCGCCCGTCTTTGTCAGTGTTTATTTCAGAAAATCCTTGATATTTCGCCGCTTTTATGGCAATATGGTATCACCAAAGACGCAGTCTCTACGCGCTTTTGATACAAAAAATCAAGGAGTAATGACAATGACATCTGAACAGAAAATCACGGTCACTGCGTTCAGACAGCAGTGGTGGAATGAGCATCTCGACCAAGTGGAGCGCAAAGCGGTCTATGCATTTACCTGTCTCACCTGCGGTAAGGAGTTCACAGCCTACGGTAATAAGGGACGGAAATACTGCTGCCGGGAATGCTACCTTGCAGATCGGTTCGGGAGGGTATGAGTATGAAAAAGGTCATACCATTAGACCCGAAAAAGCAGCTCATCACACCGAAAAAGCGTGTGGCTGCTTATGCGCGGGTATCCATTGATACAGACCCCATGATGCATTCCGTTGAGGCACAGATCAGCTATTACAGCGCACTGATCCAAAGCAATCCCGACTGGATATACGCCGGGGTGTACGCTGACAAGGGCATCTCCGGAACAGGCGTGAAAAACCGCCGTTCGTTTCAGGAAATGATGCAGGCTTGTGAAAGGGGAGAAATTGACATTATCCTCTGCAAGAGCATCAGCCGATTTGCACGCAATACAGTTGATTTGCTGGAGTCTGTACGCCGCCTGAAAGAACTGGGTGTCGATGTGCAGTTTGAGAGGGAGCGCATCAGCTCCCTCAGCAAGGAAGGCGAATTCATGCTGAGCGTGCTCGAAAGTTTTGCACAGGAGGAATCCCGTTTCATTTCTGAAAACTGCAAATGGGGCATCCGGAAAGGATATGCAAGCGGAAATCCGCACGTCAACAATGAGCGTATTTTCGGCTATCGGTACGATAAGGAGCAGAAGCAGTATGTCATAGTTCCCGAAGAAGCCGAAATCGTGCGGGAGATTTTCCGTCTGTATCTTGACGGAATGAGCACGGATAAGATTGCCAAAAAGCTAAATGCAGAAGGGAAAAGAACGTCAACAGGAGCGATATTTCGTGTCAGTCGAATCAACGTCATACTGGACTACGAGTTCTACACAGGTGACCGCCTTTTGCAGAAGCATTATCT